TTATTAGTTCTTTTTCTATATTCAAAAACTGTTTCATTAGTTGTCTTTACTTCAACAACTACCTCTTCATCTTGCCACTTTACTAATCCGTCTACCTTGCCATAGATAGGAGGATCTGATTCTCTTAAGTCAAACTCTGTATCAATAAGAATTCCAGAGCCAGCAAATGCTTTTCCAAGAATGCGCTCATGAGAAATAATTCCATTAGTCATATTTGCTACATCATATGGAGTGTTATTGTCTTCAAAGTTTGCACCAGAAAATGCTAGGTACCAATATCTTGGGCATTCCCCATGACCATATGCAATTGTAGATGGACCAAATGTTTTCTTAGTCTGAAACTTTGTGCCACGATCTGCTAAGTATCCATTCTGAATAGTCTCCACAAATTTTGTCGTATCAAATGGATCATTCTCTTCACTAGGTTTCAGCATAATTTCTTTTAATAAATTTTTTGTCATTATATTCCTTTGTTTATATAAGTATATCAGGTTAGCGCATTATATATTTAAGTGCTGATACCAGATCGTTGATTGCTTCTGCTGCTGTATAGTAAATGTTCTTCTTTGCTCTGTCACTTTTATCTACATTGGTCAACCAAGTAGCCTTAAATGACATTTTTGCTGCAATAGCCTGAAGTCTTACTATCTCAAGGCTGGCTACATGAGGAGGAATATCTGGCTTAATAATAAGTTTGGCAATCATAGTAAGGGCAATTGTCAATTCTTCATCTTTCATATAATCTGCAATTTCTGCTAAACCATTAACCATATCTATGGTTGTCTTTTCTTGTTCATTTTGCTGTGTCATTTTCATACCCTTCTGTTAATTGCTCAAGCATTTCTACTTCTATTACTGCCAGCCTTACCTTGGCATTACCCTCGCCAAGAACTAAAAATATTGCTGGATCATTGCCATTTCTAAGGGCATCTGTTACTGCCTTAGCCCAAATGTCTTTGTTTACTGTGATGCCTTTTGGGTATTCTTTAAAGTCAACAGTAAAGTTTCTCCAAGTTGCATCCCCTTTATGAGTATTTCTGCCAGAGTTTTTATGCTGCTTGGCACCAATCCTCTTGCTTTCTCCTTTTTCACTCATCGCTAAAATCTTTCTTTTTCTTTTTCTTAGCAACAAGTTCTACTCTAGATATATGCTTGTTAGCACACATCCATGTTGCATCTCCACTTTCACGCCAAAATCTTGCTTCTGTAACATCCTGCTTACATTTTTTACAAATAAACTTTCCTTTAAAAGAGAAAAACTTTTCTTCAGCCATTAGACAATTTCTTCTTTAAAGAATCTTGTAAATCAAGATCTTCTCTAACTCTATTAATAAAACCTTCTCTGCCTTGTACCTTTGTTCCATCTTCAAGTTGATACCATGCACCAGTTCTTGTTACAAGGCCTGCTAATTCTGCTGTATCAACAAGATCACCAATAGTATCAATCCCAAGACTGTCGCCTCTAAAATAAAAATCATACTCTCCATTTTGAAAACCAGGAGATGTCTTAGAGAACTGTAGTTCCCAACGAACTTTTCTACCAATCTTTTCTTCAATAAGCTTATCTCCAACTTGAATCTTACCCTTAATAGCCTGATTATCAGACTCTGAAGAAAATAACTTAATTACTGTTGATGAATAGAATTTGGTAGCCTGACCACCAGTAGGTTGCTGACTTGTATACATTGCACTAATGTTGTTTCTTGATTGTGATATTAAAACAAATAATGTAGGCTTTACTTTATTATTAGCATAGTTAATCATCTTCCATGCATTGCTAAAATCACGAGACTCAGCACCTATTTGTTTTGTATTTTCAAGTTGCTTAAGTTCATCTGAATCTTTTTCAAAGTAGATTGCTGGCAGAAGTGAAGTAATGCTATCTACAACAACCATATCAACACCAGCATTCATTAGGCTAGTTCCAATATCTACCATTTCATTAATAGTTCTACATTGAGATACTATTAGTTTTGATGTGTCTACCCCAAGACTTTCTGCCCACTTCTTATCGTATGACATTTCTGCATCAATCCATGCACAGATCTTTCCTTCCTTCTGCGCTAGACCTATCATCTGAAGGCATAGAGAGGACTTTGCAGACGATTTGGAGCCCCAAATGAGTACCTGCCTACCATAAGGAAGCCCACCGTTTAGAGCCTTGTTTAGGCCAAAGCTTGGGGTTGCAGCATACTGTGTTGCTGGAATTGTGTCTCCAGCCATGACTGTCTTTCTTAATTTTGGATTTAACTGTGCCAATACATCTTCTATTGTTACTACCATTAGAATCTTACCCCATGCCTTTCTGGACGAGTTTTATTAAACTCTACCTTTTCTATTAGTGCAGAATCTAGTGATAGTCTCGTATACCCTGCATTTACTACACCAGCATAAAGATCTAGAGTGCGAATAAGAATATCTGCAAACTCTTTTGTAATTTCCTCTTCACCTTTGTCTTTACGAATTGCTTCCATAACCTCAGTTACTTCTGAAACAATCATCATACATTGCTTAGCAATAAATATATCATCAACATCTTCTTCTGGTGGCCAAAAGCCTTTATCGATTGCATTTCTATGTAATTCATCTGCTAACTGATCAAACATTTGATACGTCCTCCATAATCACTGTGCCATCTTTTGTTTTACCAAACTTAAAACTATAAACATTTCCTGGTTCAATACTCATATATGCTTTTGCAAATGCAGTTGGAAATACTGTAATAGCGTGTAATTCTCTGCCAGAGTCTGCTAGTGTGAGTGAAGCCATCTTCTTACCAGTTTTTGTAATTCTAGGTTTAAAAGAAACTACAAAATGTTCACCTTCTTTGAATGGCAACATCTTATAGTTTAAGAACTTAACAAGTGCATCCTTTGATTCTTTTACTTCGTCTGCTGGAACTGCAGAAACAATTCTGTTATCATTTACCAAAGCAATATATGTTCTTCCAGCTTCAATAGTTGTATTTTCATCATCAAAAATACCAACAGATCCTGTCTTATCTAACAACTCTACTCTAGACCAACCCTTACTTCTCTTAATTGATTTTATCATACCCATCAAGATGAATGCACCCTTTTCTTCATATTCTTCTACATCATTTAAATATGCATAATAATGTTGTGGAATAGAAGTATTAAACTCAGGAAGGTTTAAATACTCATAAAGGTTTTCTTTTACTTCTTGTTGGTTAGCTGGATTGTCTGGAAATGTTAGCGCACCTATTGCTCTCATAGAGTTAAGTGCACGACTATTTACTCCATTTCCTTTTGTAAATGTGAACTCTTCAACTTCTTTATACGAAGCAAATGGTCGTGCTCCAATATATCTTTCAGCAATTTTGTCGGAGATGAACTTGATAGCACTGAGTCCAAACCGAATACCCTTACCCTCAATTTTAAAATCCATATCCGAATCGTTAATGTGAGGTAACTTAACACTAATGCCCATTCTTTTTGCTTCAATAAGATATTCAGTTCTTGCATCTTTATCCTTTTCATTTTTAAGCAATGCAAACATAAACTCTAGAGGATAGTGATACTTTAACCACGCCGTCCAATACGAGAGCGTAGAGTAAGCAACCGCATGAGACTTGTTGAACGAGTATCCCGCATGTGCTTCAAAGTCATGCCATAAATCAAGAGCCTGATTGGGAGCAATATAGGCAGAAGCACCTTTGATAAACCTGTCTTTGAACTCATCAAACTCCTTAGCATCCTTTTTCTTTCCAATGATCTTTCTAACTTTATCCGCTTCCGACATGGACATACCGCCAAGTTGTACGCATGTTTGCATAACTTGTTCTTGGTAAAGAATGCAGCCATAAGTATCCTCCGTAAATTCTTTTAATATTGTATGAGTATAGTCTATATTTTGACGACCATGCTTACGTGCAACATAATCTTTTCCAATAGTGTTCATAGCTCCAGGACGAACAAGAGCATTGGATGCTGCAAGTTCTGATAGGTTCTTTACACCCATCTTGATCAAAAGATTGGTATATGGAGCAGCTTCACACTGAAATACACCTTTAGTATATCCATCTGAAAGCATTTGATAAACATTCTTATCATCCATATCAATCTCTAGTAGATTAATCTTCTTCTTATCTCGCTCTTCAATAATGTCTAATGTATTCTTAAGTACACTAAGAGTCTTTAAACCAAGTGCATCAATTTTAATTAAACCAATCTTTTCAGCTTCTTCCATATCAACAGCCACTACAGGAATTCTATCATCGCTTCCAGTAACAGATCTTGTTTCTAGTGGTGCATATTTGAAGATAGGCTCCTTGCTAGTTACAACACCAGCAGCGTGAATTCCAGTACCTCTGATACGTCCACGAAGTTGATCACCATACAATTCTACTTCTGGGTACTTCTCTCTAAACCATGCAGAGTTTTTTGAACTACAATAATCATCCCAAGTGTCAACAGTTTTAAGAACCTTGTTTACATCTGGCAACGGTATGTTTAGTGCACGAGCAACGTCTCTGATAACACCCTTATCTTTAAACTGTAGAAATGTAGCAATAGATGCTACATGTCGGTACTGTCTAACTAGATAGTCTTTAACTTCGTCACGACGAGTATCTTGAATATCTGTGTCAATATCAGGAAAGTCATTACGTTCTGGATTAATAAAGCGAAAGAACAATAGACCATGTTTTATTGGATCAATATCTGTAATTCCTAGCGTGTAGCATAACAAAGAACCTGCAGAAGATCCACGACCTGGACCAACCATAATATCTTCTTTCTTAGCCCAGTTAAGCATGTTACGAACTACAAGAAAATATGGTGCAAAATTCTTATCATTAATAATAGTTAATTCTTCATCTAATCTATCAAGATATTCTTGCTTTCCATCAAGACCACGTTCCTTTAATCCTTCAAGTGAAAGCTTCTTTAGTTCCTCACCTGGCTTTGGATATTGGACTGGTAAAAGATTAAGTCCTTCTTTAATATCATAGTCTTCAATCTTATTAGCAATCTCAATAGTAGAAGTAAACATGTCTTCACGATCAATACCCTGCTTTAGCATGGCATCCTTCATCTCATCATAAGACAAAAGGTGAATATCAAACTTATTAAAACTCATCATGCGGTCTGCACCATAAAGATAGTCAAGTCTATCCATAAAGGATTCTTTCTTTTTTGATTTATCATATGTTGCATCTTTTTCTAGTTTTGCATGTGTATTAAGAATAAGCATCAACTCTTGAATTTCTTTTTGACTAGGATCAGAGTGGTGACAGTCTGGAGTCACAACAATCTTAATCTTCATAGCATCTGCTAGTTCAATAATACCTTTGTTAATCTCAGCAGAATTATGTGGCATTACTTCAATGTAGTAATCATTTTTAAACTCATCCTTAAACCATTGCATGTGTCGCTTAGCAGTTGCTAGTTCACCTAGTTCTACCGCCTTGGCAATCCAACCACTAAGGCAACCAGAAGTAACAATAAGACCTTCTTTGTATTTTTTTAATACATCAAAGTCAAATCTTGGCTTACTAAAAAATCCTTCTGTCCAAGCAATTTCATTAATTTTATTTAGGTTTTCTAAACCTGTTTGATTCTTAGCGAGAAGAACTATATGATGAAAATTTAAGTCAAGAGGATCAGTGCGTTCTGCCTTTGCTCTCTTGTCTTTCATATCTCTTGTCATATAGCCTTCTACACCAAGAATTGGTTTGATGCCCTTTGCTTTTGCAATGCGGTGCAGTTCCCTATGCCCAGATAAAGAACCATGATCTGTGATAGCCAATGCTGGCATACCAAGTTCAACTGCTCGGTTGACGTATTCTTCTGGAGTAGCAACACCATCCATTAGTGAATAGTGTGTATGGACATGCAAACCTACGTAATTCATCTGTTACCAGTCGATATTTGTACTGGTAGCAGATGGAGTATCAAATCCAAAGTAGAATGCTTCTTGCTCTGGATAAGGAACTTCACGAACAACCTTGTCTAGGTTGAATAATTCATAACCATCCCACTTGAATGGTTCTGAGTCTGGAACGCTTGGAATAAGTGTATAGTTGGTTTCAGTTCCCTGACCATTACGCTTTAGCTTCCACTGTAAGTTTGAGATGCTTCCTGTTTCAAGAGCATACTCACGAATTGTATTAAAAGCAGACTGCTTACTAATACCTTGTGACCAAACAGCGATGTAAGCATCTTCTGTTCCGTCATCTACTAACACGTTTGTGTAGAAGCGTAGACGTGCTCTCCAACCAGACTTAGGCTCCTTACGAGCCATCTCACAACCAAAGCAACGTCCCTCAGATTCCTGAGTACATGCTGCCTTGCGCTTGTAGTCCTTTGGGTTTGTATGCTCAGAGCATACTACCGCTAGTCCACGATCTTCATTGTAATTTGCTGAGTCAGAATCTAACTCATTTGCAAATCTAATCTTTGCTGCTTGTCCGTCTGCTAGCTTAACCCAACGAACTTTTGTTCCTGTACCTTCGTATTTTGGTTTGTCGACTAGGGCGTTGATATTCTTTAATCCCTTTACAATAGTCATATTTTCTCCTTATATAAGTGTTTTATTATTTTAGCATAGACTCAATAACATTGTCAAACTGGAACTCAAGAGTTCTAATTTCATCATCTGTCATATCGCCTATGTCTTTATATTTTTTATCAGGTGAAATAATTGTAACTAAACTACCTAGTTTTTCACTAAGTCTTTCAGACATAATTACTCCAGCCTCATCATTGTCTGCTACTAATACAATACCTGTAAAGTACCGTTTCAAAAGTTCAATCTGGCTTGATGAAACATTTGCCCCTAGGGTAGCAACCGCAGGGAAACCTACTTGATCTAATCTTATTGCATCAAAAGAAGATTCAACAACATAAACAATCTTTGATGACTTTACTCTGTGAAGATTAAATAGTATCTTGCTCTTAGGAAGTCCTGGAGTATTTTTAAACTCTTTGCCTTCAATAGTTCTTGCAACAAATCCAATGGACATTCCATCTGGAGATTGCATTGGAATAATAACAGAGTCTTGTTTTTCTGAAAACCCTAAATCAAATTTTATTACAGATTCTTTGGTAAGTCTTCTGCCTTCAAAATATGTTATTGCTCTTGGGGAATCAAGAGCCTGTTTGTTTAATCGTTTAATTAGTAATTCATCATACTGAACAAAATCAGGAATCTTATGCATAGTTTTATTAACTACAGATTCAATATCTATTTCTGTTTCTTTGCTTTTAATAAATCTAATAGTTTCAAAATATGTTCTATTGGTCATATGCATAATTAACTCAACAAGACTTCTTGTAGTTTGGCAACCAAAGCAAAAGAAAGTTCCTTTTTCTTTAGAAACTTCTCCTGCTGGTGTTCTATTGTTATTGTGATAAGGACAAAAGATTATATAGTCGGTGCCATATTCAGCTTCTATTTCAATTCCTGCACCAATCAGAACTCTGTGTATCTGCTGTGTTGTGTATAACTCTTTAACCATTTTTATCTTCAAAATCCTTGTACTTATAATATCCCTTATCAAAGTCTGCTTGCACTAAGAAGTCTCCCATAAAGCCATTACGATTCTTTCTAAATGCACATTCAATAATATCACTATTGGTTGCACGACCTAAAGCAAGAACCCAGTCAGCATCATATGCGATCTGTCTTGACCATGCAGTCTGACCTAGAGTTGGGACTGTACTTAAATCTTTTACATCATCAGGTGTAGCAGATGAAATAGCCATAATAGGTACCTCTTCACTAATAGCCATAAGCTTTAGTTCACGAGATAGATTCTTCATTCGTACCGTTTCGCTATCAGCCTTTTGATTTGGACTCATAAGTTGTAGGTAATCAACAATAACGAAGTCTGGCTTGTATTGGTCAATCTTTCCACGAATAACTGAAGGTGTTACTTCCCCACCTTGGTCATTAGAAATAATATGAAAATGTGGTTTACCCTGCAACTTACTTTCATGCCATTTCTTTAGCATGTCAAGTTCTACATCACCGTTTGATAACTTTCTGTGTGACCATAGTCCTTCTCCCATAATGGTAAATGCACGGTTACGAACTTCTGTTTCTGACATTTCAAGACTGATGATCAGCGGTGTCTTACCCTGTTTCCAAGCCTGTACAGCGAAGTAGAGAGCCAACCAAGACTTTCCAATACCTGGATATGCAAGGAAGACTCCAAGCTGTCCTGGCATGATTCCAGAAGGAAGATAGTTATCAAATCCTGGAAGACCAGTTTTAATTCCTATGTGACCTAGTTCCTGTTGTCTTTTTACATGTTCAAAGTAAGCAACAGCAGAATCAATATCTGTTGCATCAATGTCACGAATTGCAGATGTATTTTTCTTTAACTCTGAAGTCTTAGTAATTAATTCTTCTAATGCCTTTGATCCTTCACCTTGCTGAATCTCGGCTGCAGCACCACGAATAATATCTTTTAGGCTATCGTTTAGATAGTCTGTTTGCAATTCATCAAGATGATGCTTAGTAGCACCAACACCTTCTACTGGAGCAAAGTCTCTGAATTTGTCAACGACCAATGAAATGGGTGGAACTACGCCATTTGTTTCAGAATAGTTTCTAATAAAATTCCAGACATCGTTGTGTGTTCTAAGAAGATTATCAACGTTTGCTTGTAATAGAACATGCACTTGCTTATCAGTTAAAACAGCAGTGATTAGTTTTGCCTCTGTATTATTCACTTAACCACTCCTTTGCCCTAGCCCTGCGCTCTATTCGTTCTTTGTCATCTTGTTCTTTATCAAGTTTACCATTAAGAATTTTTTCTGCATTGTATGCAAAATAATTCCAAGTAGGATCCTGTGCAATACTAAAATAATAATCTAGTAGGTTGTAGCAGTCAGGAAGCCCGTATGATTCAACAAGGGCATCAGATGCCCATTGCTCAACATTTAAATTGAGATTAGACTTTTGCTCATATCTCTGCAAGTAAAGCTTGTTGTAGCGACTGAGCAAAGCCATTCGGTCTTTGCGCTCAGCCACCTTACTCTGCTACGATTTCAGCTTTTGCTTCGTTGACTTTTTCAATTACTTTGTTTTCAACAAATGCATAAATACGATCCATAGCCTCATTTGTTGTTTCACCCTCACGAGTATAATCAACAACACCAAGATCAACTCTTAGTGATTGAAAATTACCTAGATTGAGTGTGTATCCAAGTGTTGCAGATACCTTTGTGTTTTGTCTTTCAATAACGTTTTCTGTAATTTCTTCCATGATTTCCCCCATTAGTTAATGCTCTCATTCCAAACTGGAATAAATCTTCCATCTTCGGTTCTTGTATAAACAAGTATACCATCGCCCGTTCTACGTGTCAATTCTTGACTAGTAGGTGTCATATTATTTGTTATTAAATTATCTTTTCTTGGTCTTCCAATATGTATGCTTGCAAGTATATCACGTATCTCTTTTACTTGCAATTCAGAGTAGTAGGCTCTTACTTGCCAATGTCTTACACCATTTAGTTGTGAACCCATTGGTGGAGGAATGACTCCTCGTTTAATTAACATTGGAAAATATTTTCTATGTCTATTGACAAGTTTTGCAGTTTCTGTTACAGTGTATGCCCTTTGTCTATTTTTTCTAAAGTCAGCACGGAAGCATGTTTCAATTCTGTCTTTTGTAATATTATAGACAGATACCATTCCAGTGGATCGTGAACTATGATGAAGCCTAACTAAGTCACCATTAAGAAACCAGACGTTTTGATTTCCTTTAATTACAGGTTGACTATTGTAGTCTTTGCTCTCAAGTTTTCTTGGTTTAAAATCCATCTACCCTCCTTGCTATCTGACGGTGGATGAAAAAATTTTCTTGAACCACAACAGACGCAATAAGTCTCAATATGTATTTGGCTAGAATATTGTCTATCAACAAACATCCTACCATTGCATTTACCGCAATGCATTACCCAGTCCCCTTTAGTTTGGTATACCAATAATGATAAGGTGTACTATCAAAGAAAGATTTCCAGATGCACCAAATCTTACAATGCCTTCTACTCTTGAAGTAGTTACACTTCTTAAAATAACATTAACATTTTCTCCTGCTGGCGTATTTCCAATATTTACCGCTGTTGCTGATGCAATTGGAGCATACTTAAAATCTGATGGAAAGTCATATGAAAATGTTTTTTCATTGCCAGCACTTACCGTAGAATTACTAGCAACATCTACATACCCACCAACAACCCTCGCTTCTGATGTTTTAATACTTTGTTTTCCAGCAGACACGGTGTCAACTGTAGTGTAATTATACGTTGCTGATGAAACCTGTGCAGACAAATCATTTACAGTATCAACTAACTGATAAATATATGTTAAATCTAGAGGTTGTCCTCGTTCTGGTAGCGGTACTTTTGCCATTATATCTCCATTATATCACTAGACTGATTGATTTAAAAGTTCATATACTTTTAAAAATTCTCCGCTATTTATTTCAGGATTTCCAATGGGATATCCTTTTAGATAAATAGCAATGCTTACTTTATTTATTGAGTTGGCTCCTATAGCCCCATTTATTGTATAAAATGATGGTTTTGGATATGATATAGATGTACTTTGTATTCTTTCTTTATATATCCAATCTCCAGTATTGTCTCCATACCCCCACCTTAACCAAATATCATAGTCTAACGCTACACCTATTTCAATATTTTTTGTATAAGTTCCTTTTGGACTTACTGCAGTTGGAGATACATTGCCAGAATCTTTATAGTAGCTGAACGTAGTAGCAGTAACTTCTGTTATCTGATAAGTACCATTGAAATTCGCATCCACACCACTAACAGTAATAAAATCTCCAACAGATATAAGATGTGCAGAATCTGTTGTGAGAGTTGCTTTATCAGAAGACAGTGATTTAAGATTAATATTTTGAACACTTGTTGTTGGTTTTAATATAATTACAGAATCCCAAGAATAAAACGAAACATTGTTTGAATGACTATGTTGTATTTTTTTTAGATCAGGAGAAGTTATGCCAGATAAATATAAAAATTCTGGTTGTATTAAATATATAGGAGACCAATGAGAAATTCTGTTCTTATCATCTGATACAATTCTATATCTTAATGAGTACCCCTGTGTTTCGCTATTAACTGCAGGTAAATCTGAAAGTGGTGTTTTAAACTTCTTAATTGTTTCATTAGCCATTATGTTACACCCACTGAAAATCTAAATTCAATATAATTGCTTGTGTTTGGTGATTTAATAATTGTTTCTGCATCTGTATTTTTTATAACAGAGTACCCCGTTAATCCATATAAAGGATTAGTTGTTGCAACATTTTCTAGTCTAAGTGCATCTAGCGCAATATAGTAATTACTAGATGGAACACCTGAAACAAGAACACAAGCATAAATTTTTACTACAGCAACTGCATTCCAGCTAAACCCTTGTGTCCGATAAAGTTCTCCCAATTGTGATGTGATAACATAGTATCTATTATCTGCAAAGTCATACGTTCCTCCGTAGCCATTTCCATCTTCTAATTCAATTTCAAATCTTGCAAATTCGCTTGGATTTTCTTCATCTGTTGTGGCAAAATCTACAAGAATTCTAACTGTATCTGGTACTGAAGAAGAGTTTCCAGTTTTGCTGATAATAGAAAAAGCAAGTCGTAATTCATCATCTGGCGAATTTCTGTCAAAATTAACATCTGCTCCAGTTAAATGTATGTGATTAGATCCAGGTTCAATAAAAAAGTGACCAGCAGGAAATCCAGTACTTGCATCAATTGTTAAATCTGAATCATCTCCACGAATTAAAATAATATTATTTAAAAATCTTGCACGTTCATATCTTTCTGGGCGTGGTGTTTTGTAAAATATAGAGTTATCAGCATTTGTTTGAAATACTTTATCAGTCGTTGCAATAACGTTATTATCTAGTGGGTCATCTAGTGGCTCTGTTATTGTTGGAATAATTGTTGCTGCAACATCAGTGTGGTACTGCCAGTTTTCTCCTTGAGTAAAGGCAAACACTGTTTTGCTATCATACGCTCCAGCAGATGGGTTTGATCCTGCTGAATATAATCCAATTTCAGTTATTTCATATCTTTCTTCAGTTGGTAACTCTGCAGTAAGAACTAATTTTTCTGTTCCGCCATCATTTATAAATCCCCTAGAAGAAATTGGAACCCTAAACATTTCAAAATCAAGATTCTCTTTAAGTGAGTAGTCTCCATATGGATCAGCAGTTGCAAGAGGTTGTGCACCGCAGCCAATGGCAATGTATGAAGCGTATGCTGGAGCTTGTCCAAGCAAATACTTCCCAATTATAGATTTTCCAATATCAGTTATCATTTTAAATTACCGCCTCATATATTGTACCACTTATAGTGATCTCTAACTCTATTTGCTCATCTGATTGTAAATTTATTGCCTCAATAATAAGATTTCCTGCTGCTGGATCAATATAAACGTGTGCCCCGCCTGGACCAGTTGGTTCATTTGGAACTTTATCATCAAACTTGATAGGAAAGTTTTGAAAGTATTTGTCTGAAGTTCCTTGGAGACTAACTATATTATTAGGATTATATTCTTGCTGTATGGAATTTAGATTCTTAATAATCTGATAAATGATTTCTTGTCCATTAACAGTATCATTACGAGCAATACTGATTAATTCTTGACCACCAATTTCTTCAAAAATTAAATCATACATTAATTCTATTGGCAATGAATCATCATTAAATAAAATTGTGTCTATTGGGGCTGTAAGTACTGGATTAACATTATTGTTTGATACGGACGTACCAATAGTTGATGGTGTTTGTGGTGTAGCTGAAATAGAGCTTCCAGTTGTCATTTTATACCTCGCTTAAATATACTGTCATAGATGGACCCTCAAGTGTTCTTTTATAAGAAATATTATACACAACAAATCTATTAGAATCACTTGCTACTAAATTTAAGTTATCATTATTTTTATAATCAATTGTAACTATGTCTCCTAATTGCAGGGTAGGAATTGAAAAAAGTTCAATGCCAATTGATTTTTTAGGTGACATAACTTTACTAATAATCCAGCCCATTAATTCGTTTGCATCGTCTTGAGTTTGAATATATGGACTTTCAATAGAAAAATCATTTTTTCCA